AGGGGGGTCGAACACGATCGAAAATATCCAACTCTTGTGTCCTCGCTGCAATTTGGCGAAAGCGAGCAAGCTGCCTGGCGGGCGTGGGAGAGGGGTCTAAGCGCCGTTGAGGGGTGTGTTTTTGCTCGTGCGCTAGTGCACTCGCAAATATCACGGATTTTGGGGGAAGTCAACTGTGGATAACTTGCGCGCTGCAAAGCAACAAATGATCTCGAGGCGTGGCTTTCTGGCGACGCTCGGTGCGGCGGTGATTGAAGCGCCGGCGATCGAGGTCCTCGCGCGTCGACGGTCACCACCAGAAAACCGTGTGGCAATAACGGACTCAGCGGGCATGGGCTCTCGCACAGCGATTCTCCATCGCCCAGGACCCCGCCCGGAGCACTCCGGCGGAGGAGCGTGACAGTGGGTAATTTGGGGCCTGCGAGTCCGACCACCGCCGGAGCCGGTTAGTGATTGAGAAAGCGAAACGCGGGTTCGCAGTGATGTCGCCGGCGAAGCGCCGAGCCATCGCCGCGCTCGGTGGGGCCGCGGTGCCGGCGGCGCGGCGAGGCTTCAGCAACAGGAAAGTCGCGCGCCGCGCGGGTAAACTCGGCGGCAAGCAGGTCCACAAGAAGGAGCGCGACCGTGCCCAGGCCAATCAAGCCGACTGACAACGACTACGAGCCGAAGCAACTGCTGTCGAAGGCGGAGTTGAAGCGGTTCAACCCGAAAGATCAGTCACATATTGCAATCCTCGAGGCGCGGCAGCAAGATCGCGAGCGTCGACTGGCCCAGGGCGAGAAGTTGCCCGAGCGGCCCGACGATCGACCGACCACCAGGCGGTTCGGACCACATGGAGCGTGACGCGATGGAGCAGCACTTTGGCTTCGGACCCGCGCTCCGGCTGCTCCGCGAGGGCAAGCAGCTCCGCCGCGCCGGCTGGAACGGCAAGGGGATGTGGATCGACATCCAGATGCCGACCACCAGCTCGAAAATGACCTTGCCGTACATATACCTACGCACGGTGACCGGCGATCTGGTCCCATGGTTGGCGTCGCAGACTGACTTGCTCGAGGAAGATTGGGAGCTCGCGAAGTAGTAGGACGCTCGTCGGCCGGGGGGTCAGACGGAGTCATATATATGAGTAAGGCCGTAGCCAAGACGAACATCCCCGCCGAGACCAACTGGGAAGAACTCAAGGCCCACATCCGCGCCGGCGAGGACCTCATCGAAGGCAACCTGGAGCATGAGGCGATCCTGTTCGCCCGCTGGCTCCATACCAAGCGCATGTCCGACAACCTCGCCGCTGGCACCGACCCCTCACCACCGCTTGATCCGGTCACGGGGCTGCCGGCAACGCAGCTCCACCCGGTCACCAGCGCGCCAGTGCCGGGTAGCGGCAAGGCCGCACCTGCTCCGCTGACCGGTCAAGCGCGCACGGCGGGGTGAAGTTCCCGCTCGACCAGTTCCTCGGGTTCTGTCGCGCGCTGAAAATCGACTCGAAAGAGCGCGGCGTCATATCGCTCGGGGAGTCGATGCTCGGCACCCAGAAATGGGTGCTCGAGCGCATCGTCCGTGGACTCGAGGAGGATGTCCACGAGTTTGATATTTTGAAGTGCCGGCAGGCTGGCATCTCGACGTTCTGCCTGGCGCTCGATCTCTTTTGGCTGTTCAAACACAACGGCATCTCGGGGATGCTCGCCGTCCATGAGGACACCGCGCGTGACCAGTTTCGCACCACTCTCGAGCTTTACTACAGCTCGCTGCCCGACCTGTGGAAGCGTCCTATCCGCGATCACAATCGGAACCAGCTTGTCCTTACCACCGGGACAAAGCTGTTCTATCGAGTTGCAGGAGTTAAGAAATCTGGTAAGGGATCTCTCGGCCGCTCATCTGCGCTTAGTTTCCTCCACGCCACCGAGATGTCCTCCTGGGGTGATAAGGAAGCATTCGCCGCACTCAGGGCCGCGCTAGCCCAGAAGAACCCCCGCCGCCTGTACATCTGGGAGTCGACGGCCCGCGGGTTCGAGAACCTGTTCTACGACCAGTGGTGCGAGGCCAAGGATGCGGCGTCGGTGGTGCCGATCTTCGTCTCGTGGTGGGCTAACGACCTGTACCGGTTGCCGCGGCGCGAGTCGCTCTACCAGCTCTACTGGGGCAAGGCCGGCCGCGCCAATGCGCAGGAGCAGGTGTGGTCGCGCGAGGTCAAGAAGCTCTACGGCCGCGAGATTGACGACGAGCAGCTCGCCTGGTGGCGCTGGCTGTGCGCCGAGCAGCAGCCAGATCCCTCCATCCGCCTCCAGGAGTATCCGTGGACCGAAAACCAGGCATTCCAGTCGACCGGGTCGCAGTTCTTCAGCTCGACGGAACTATCACGCTTGTACCTCGAGGTGGCCGGCCATCCAAACCCGGAATACTTCCGCCTGACCTTCAAGGACAACTTCCACGAGACCCAGGTGCTGGCGTCGAACGCCAAGAACTCGAGCCTGAAGGTGTGGAAAAACCCCGAGAAGCACGGGTTCTACGTACTGGGAGCGGACCCAGCATACGGTTCAAGCGAAAGCTCTGACGGGTTCTGCATATCCGTGTGGCGCGCGTGGGCCGATCACGCCGAACAAGTCGCGGAGTTCATCGACTATGGAATCACAACTGCCCAGTTTGCTTGGGCCATTGCGTACCTGTGCGGAGCCTATGGGCCGTGCACCTTCAACCTCGAGGTATCGGGACCAGGTCACGCTGTGCTTAACGAAATTCAAAACATGCGGAAGGAAAGGGTGTTTGGTCTTGCTCGCGCCCGACCAGTCCTGCGCGATGTACTCGGGTCTATGCGTGATTTCCTCTGGCGGAAGTACGACGCCATCTACGGCACTCCCGCCGCTATCCACACCCAAACCACCTTCCAGGTGAAAGAGCGGCTGATGAACACCTTCCGCGACTACGTCGAGCGGAAGATGGTGGTGCCGTACTCGCGCGAGCTGGTGTCCGAGATGACCAGCATCGAGCGGCTCGCCGGCCAGGCTCCGGGCGCTCCCGACCACCGCAAGGACGATCGCGTCATCGCCGCGGCACTCGCGATCCTCGCCTGGAACGACCAGGTGCGCCCAAAACTCATGGCGCAGGGACTCATCTTCAAGAACGCACAGCAGGAAGCGGCCGAGCTCGCCGCACAGAACAACGGCGTCGCAGTCGCCGGCCCGCGCATGGTCAGGACCTACATGAAGTCGCTGGGGATACTCTATAACAAGCCGGATGTTGGACTGGGGAACGTCAAAACAGCTCTCCCCCGGAGACTTGGACAAAGGGTGTCGCGCACATGAGCTACCAGATATGCGACGAGGATGAGACACCACTGCCGCTCGTGGAATTCTGCCGCTGGCTGCGCTGCTACGTGGCCTCGGAAGGCATCGCCAACGGCATGTCGACCTTCCACTGGAATGAGATCCAGCACCACGCCTCGGAACTCGGCGTGAAGGTCGACATCGACGGCCTGCTCAGCCTGAGACACCCGCTATGACCATGTCAACGAAGCCGGGCGATGACGACGAGAATGCCTGGAACGACCGGCACTTCCAGCACGTCTACCTGTGGCTCACGCTGAACCCAAACAGCCCGTACGTGTCCTCGCCAGCGATGCTGCTGACCGCGATGGGCATCGACAAGGTGTACTGGAGTTCGTTTCGGACCGGGTTCAACCGCGCCGACCTGCACCGCTACCGGTTCTCGGTGCGGGTCAGCCTCACGTCGCGATTCAAACGGGTTTTGAACGGCGAGTACACGCCGATCGTGCTGCGCAGGGACAAGAACAACCGGATCACGAAGTATGAGATCAAACCGGCCGAAAATCCACAGCCGCTGCCGTGCCCGGCGTTCTACAGGGGGTCAATCAAGATAACAAACAAGGGGCTGATCTGCACCTTGCGGCGTTCCGAAGCCACCATGGCACCGAAGCACGACCCGGAAGGCCGGAATCGCTTGCTAAACGCATTCCAAGGGTGATAAGGGGTCAAAAATGGGCATTTTGAAGGAATTTTGCTGCAAGGCACACGGTCCTTTTGAGGCGATTGTGGCCCAGGATGAGACCCCGGATTGCCCTGTTGGATGCTCAAAAAGCCGCGTAAAACGCGAAATTCGCACCGCTCCGGCCGCCCGCAGCGCCGTGATGGGCACGCTCGACACCCAGATGCGCGGGCTGGCCCACGATTTCGGCCTCTCCGACCTCAAAGTCGGCCGCGACGACGGCAAGTCGGTGATGGACAACCTCCGCAAAGGCGAGACCTTCGCCCCACACTGGGTCGGCGTGCCCGGACACCTCGCTCCCGGCTGGATCGGCCGCGGCGAGAAGCCGGCCGCGATCAATCCGTCCGCCCTCTATGGCACGAAGGACGCAAACCTGCTCTCCGAACTCACCGTGCCGACCAGCCTGCCGACAAAAGTGGTCGGGCGTGACACCACCGACATCAACACCGTGAGCGCACCGTGAAACTTCCGCCGTTCAACGAGCGCTACGAGTTCTACGTCGAGGTGATGGGCAAGTGCACCGCGACGCGCGACGAGCGGCTGCGGCTCTATACCGTGTGGCGCAACTTCTTCCTATTCGGGGCCGGGCCGGAAACTACCGAAAACGTCGTCAACAAAATTTGGTCGCACCTGGACCAACTCACGTCACTGATGTACTCCGGAGAGACGACCCGGTTCTCGATTGACCTCTCGCCGAGCGCATCGGACCTCCACAAGACTCAGATCTCGCCGCTGATCCGCTCGCTCAACGACGACTGGCACCTCGCCAACGCCGACATCGTGTTCGGCATCGCGCTCAAGTGGGCGTTCGTCTACGGCAGTATGTTCGTGAAGCTGCGCGTCAACCAGGGCCAGATCGAGCCGCACGTCGTCGAGCCGTTCGACATCGGCGTGCTGCGCGAGGACATCCACGGGCTGTGGCGGCAGGAGGCGTTCTGCCACTCTTATTATATGAGCCGCTCGCAGTTCGTCTACGAGATGGAGCAGATCCCGCACCCTCGGCTCAACCAGATCCTCAAGGAGATCGTCTCGGTTCCGCGGCCATCGCAGGTCGCTACCACCGCCACGCTCGACAAGATCGTCACCAGCGCGTCGCAACCGCTAGTCGTCGGCAACGTCAACTTCGACCTGCTGTCGCCCAACAAGTACCAGCCGAAGGTGACGGAAGATCTGCTGCAGATGCACGAGCTGTACGTATTCGACGACGAGGAGAAGGATTTCCGCATCGTCACGATAGCTGAGCCAGGCGTCGTCGTTTTCGAGCGCCCCATCAAGGAGGTATTCATCCCCGGCGAGCAGCCAATCGTGCAGATTTGCCCGAATCCGGCTCACGATTATTTCTGGGGTTACTCCGAGGTCGACCGGCTGATCCCGCTGCAGAAAATGCGCAACGAGCGCATGACTCAGATCAAGCACCTGCTGAACCTTCAGGCCAACCCACCATCGTTCGGCTCCGGGTTCCAGGGGACGATGGACGAGATCGCCGACACCCTCGACTCCCCGAGCGGCGTCGTCATGGCCGACATGCCGGGTGCCAAGCTCGAGAAGCTGACACCCGAGATCCCCGAGGATCTTTATAAGGAGATTCGCGAACTCGACTCGATGTTCGAGGAGATGTCCGGCATTTCCAATGTCATGCAGGGCAAGGGCGAGATGGGCGTTCGGTCCAAGGGCCACGCCGAGCAGCTCGCGCGCCTCGGCGCATCGCGCGCCAAGCAACGCGCACTCATCATCGAGGACAGCCTCGAGAAAATCGCGATGCTGTTCATGCAGTTGAAACAGGCGTACGACAAGAGCCGGCTCCAGACGGAGACCGGTATCCAGTTTGTCGCCGACCAGTTCACCGACAAGTACATCGTCAAGGTTGACGCTCATTCCAACTCCCCGATCTTCATGGAGGATCAGCGAGCGCTCGCGTTCGACCTGTTCAAGAACAAAGTCATCAGCCGCGAGTCGCTGCTCGATCTACTCGACGTACCCATGAAAGAACTGCTAAAACACAGGTTGAAGGAAATCGAGGCCGCTGAAAAGGCGCAGCAACAGCAGGAGCAGCAGGCGCATTCCGCCGAGCTCGCTGCCAAGCACGCCAGCAAAGTCAGCCCAATCAGGGGGGGCGGATGATGCTAGGTATAGAGGACCGATTGTACAGTCGTGTGGAGGTTTCTGAGTCAGATTGTTGGATCTGGCAAGGATGCGTGGCGTACGGTGGTTACGGACAAATAAGATTCCGTGGCAAAGACACACTGGTCCACCGCGTATCGTGGATCATTGCCAATGGCGAAATCCCGGCCGGGATGCAGGTGTGCCACCGGTGCGACGTTCGTCGGTGCGTAAACCCTCAGCACCTGTTCTTGGGCACACAGGCAGACAACATCCACGACATGGTCGCCAAACGGCGCAATAACAACCAGTTCGGGAAGCTGCCGCCGGATACTTGTTCGAGAGGCCACGTTGGGCACTACTACTCGTGGAGCGGCAATAAGGCCGGGTATCGAGGCGTGTGTCGTATATGCCGTCTTGCGAACGAGCAACGTCGGCAGCGAGGCTTGACTCTAGCATCGGCCGAAGCGTAGAAAGAGGTGTCCATGAAACGCGGCAAGCACCGATCAAAGAGGAAGATGCGTAGGTAACTGCGCGTCCCGGCCTGGGGGCTGGTGAGTCAGTAGGAGAGCCACAATGGCACGCAGGGGCAGACGCCGCCATAAGCGGAAATAATTGCGGTCGGTCGAAGCACTCCGAGTGCTCCGGTCCTAACCGTACAGAACCGGCCGCCAGCTCCTAACTGGCGGCTTTTTATGAGTCCACTAGAACGATTCAAGGAGAAATTCGCTCCGGCACCCGATGGGTGTTGGTTATGGATTAAGTGTGTAAACAGCAACGGGTACGGTGTTTTTGATAGGAACCAGATGGCGCACCGCGCTGCTTACGAATTCTTTGTCGGACCCATCCCTCAAGGGATGAATGTACTGCACAACTGCGACGTTCGGCTGTGCGTCAATCCTGACCACCTTCGGCTGGGAACTCAAAAAGAAAATCTTGCTGAAGCCCGAGCCAAAGGCAGAATGGCTCCTGGTGCTCACCAACGAGCCAAGACTCATTGCCCGTACGGTCACGAGTACACCCCAGAAAACACCCGAATCAATAACTGTGGGCGGGTCTGTAGGACCTGCGAGCGTAACTATCGGATTAGAAAGGCCGCCTGACCCTTGACTCGCGCATTCCGCGGGTAGTATTAGGCGAGGGGTGTCAGTTCCCCCTCAGATAATGCAAGCCCTTGGCGGCGCAGGCGGCCCGAAACCACCTGGCCCACCCGGCGCAGCCCCTGGTGGTGCCCCGCCGATGCCCGGACCCGGCGGCGGGCCGATGATGGCTCCGGCTCCCAAGGAAGGGAACATGGCCGGTGCCAAAGCAGACGTGCAGGTCTGCATCAAAAAGCTCACCCAGGCGCTGCAGACCTTCCAGCCGACCACCGACGATGGCAAGGCCATCATGAAGGCCATCGGCGCGCTGACGAAAGCGTTCGGCGAGACGGAAGGCAAGGACAAGGAACTCGTGCCCGCTGAGATCATGCAGGCACTCGCCGGCGTCGCAGGACCCGGCAAGCCGCCGCCGGGACTCCCCGCGCCGGCCGGACCCGCAGCACCACCAGCTCCAATGTGAGGACCTAAGTCATGGCAGGTACAGGCGTATTCGACCCTTCTGGCAGTCTGCGTATCCGCGATCCGCAGGACAACGCGAGCCCCAACGACAAGATCCGCAACCCACCGCGGTACATGGAGTTCGGCGGGCTCAAGAGCCAAGGCGTCCGCGGCTTCATGGTGAACGATATGCGTCTGCGCTCGCCGGGTGCGTCGCAGACGAAAGTCCCAGTCTCGCGTAACCGGAACTTCTAGCCATGGCTATCAAGTCGCTCGAGGACATGACGCCCGAGCAGCAGACGCAGGCGGCGCAACTGTTCCAGTTCGTCAAGGCCAATCCCGACATCGAGAAATCGCTGCGCCGGGAGGCCAAGAAGAAAAACCCGAACATGGCCGCGCCGGACATCGAACTCGAGCAAGCGCTCGAAAACCAGAAGAAAGAGTTCGAGGAAAAGCTCGCGGCGGAACGCAAGGAACGCCTCGACGGCCTGCAGGCCGAGCGCCGCCGCGAAGCGCACGACAAGATCAAAGCCGCCGGCCTCGACCCAGAAAAGGTCGAGAAGGTGATGGTCGACGAGAACATCGGCAACTACGACACGGCGATCAACTACCTGAGCGCGCAGGCCAAACTCGCACCCGGTACTTCGCGTTCGTTTACGCCACACACGATGCCGGATACCAAGGAACTCTGGGCGGACCGCAACAAGTTCGCCAAGACCCAGGCGTTCCAGGCGATCAACGAAGTCATTGCCGGAAGGAAAGCCGGATAGCTGGATTCATGTGCTGCGGGGGCAGTGCGGCATGAAGATCACAATCAGGAGTTAAGCCATGCCAGTTTTCGGTACCGGTATCGTCCCCGCCGCAGGCCCGATCGCCACAGAACTCACGTACGTCACCCGGCGCGCGTTCATCCCGAAGATGGTCGTGCAGATCTACCAGGCATCGCCGGTCATCGCGGCGCTCCTCGGCAATGCACAGACCGCTTCCGGTGGCGTCTCGAGCGTGTCGGTCCCGGTCCAGGGCCAGCCGTTCGTCAACAGCCAGTGGACGGACTACTCCGGCTCGTTCAACCAGCCGCAGGCCCAGCAGGGCGCGTTCCTCGGCGAGTTCAACCTAAAGGCGATCGTCACTCCGATCCCGTTCCTCGGCATGGAAGGCGCGGTCCAGATGGACCACGCGATCATCCCGCTCATCGAAGCGCGCATGAACGACGCGACCAACTCGATGGTCGACGCCTTCGCCAACGCCCTCTACAACAACGTCACCAACGGGCAGCAGCTCGTGGGTTTGAACGGCGCGGTTGACGACGGCACGAACCTCGTCACCTACGGCAACATCAACCGCACGGCGTATCCGTGGTGGCAGTCGAAGCTCTACAGCGCCGGCTCGGTCCAGTTGACCCGCAAGCTCGTGCTGCAGTACATCGCCGGCTGCCAGAAGTACGGCTCTGAAATGCCGACCTTCGGTGTCATCGGCATCGGGACGTGGCTTGGACTCGCCAACGACTTCGTCGGCCAGGAGTCCTACCAGATCCAGCCAGGCAAGGGATTCGACTCTGATGCTGATCGTCCGCGGTCAGCGTTCCGCGCGCTCGACGTGGGCGGCGTGCCGATCTACGCCGACCCGTACTGCCCGGAAGGCACGATGTACCTGCTCAACAGCAACTATTGCAACCTGTACGTCCACGAGCAGGCTGCGTTCGCCTTCACTGGCTTCGAGTCGCTGCTCTCGAACTACCAACTCGGCTATATCGGGGCAGTTCTGACCATTGCGGAACTCGTGCTCACAAAGCCAAAGACGGCCGTGAAGGTCACCTCCATCACAGCGGTCACCATCTAGGAGCACGGCAATGGCAGACCTCAAGATTGCAGTTCCTGGCCTCGACTACGTGTCGGAGCTGACGACCACTCAGTTCGTGATCCCGGCGGGCGCATCCGGCGCGTTCGCGGTGTCCAACAACATCGCGACCATCACGACCAACGCGGCACACGGCCTGACGTACTCGCCAGCGGCCGGCACGCTCGCCAACTACTTCATCCAGTTCGCGACCGCGGCTACGGGCATCACCGGCGTCGGCGTGCTGCTCAACAACTTCTTCCGCATCCTGTCGATCCCGACCACGACGACGTTCACCATCTACACGACCGTCACCGCGGCGACCCTCACATCGACGACCTGGAACTGCGTGTTCATGGGCACGCTCCAGACCTCGCTCCTGACCACGATCGCGCTGCAGCCGGCCGGCGCATACCCGCTACTCGGGACCGTGCAGGAACTCAACTGCACGTTCGGTGCGAACCTGCTCGCGCAGTACAACCCTGACAACACGATGACCGCGCAGGACCCGACCACCGGTGCGACGCTGGCAACTGCGCCGACGATGCGTACCCTGCTAGCCGCCTCCTCGAGCGGCCAGATCCGCCTCGGCCCGCAGGACATCCTGATCGCGTCCGGCACCACCGCGACCAGCCGCGTCTCGATCATCGAGTAATCCATGAACACGATCGACCTGTCGCAGTACATCCGCATCGTCAACCGCACCGGCTCGATCATCAAGGCGCGCTACGATAGCGTCGACTACGTGTTCGTGCCGGACGAGCCGACCGATGTCCATGAGCTCGCCGCGGCCCACATCTTCGGCTACGGGGTCGACGACAAGATCCCTGCGTTCCACCGCCTCGGCTGGCTCAACCACATGTCGCTCGAGATGTGCATAGAGCGCGTCAAGGACATCGACTTCGACGACGTTCCTGCGCCCGCCGTGGACATCGCGCCCGGCAAAAAGCGCAAAAAGACTGGCAGTCCAACCCCCCTGGCCGATGCCGGTGCGGAGGGCGGGGACGGGGGTGGCCCGTCCCCTCCTGATGCTGCCAAGGGTCGCCGTGCCGAGGGGGACCTGATGTGAGGAGGATGAGTGCTCACCTTCTACAACACTCAGGTCCGCAGGTTACTGCACGATCCTAACGGTCAGTATTGGACAGACGCTGAGCTAACGGACTACATCAACGAGTCTCGCAACCGCGTCTGCAAGGACACGCGCTGCCTGCGGCAGCAGATCCTGTCGCAGACGCTGACGAGCGGCGTCGAGCAGTACGCGATCTCGGCGCTCACCTTGCCGGCCGGGCTCACCGGCTACCAGCCCATCGACGTGATGGGCATCAACTTCTATTTTGGCAACACGCGCGTCAAGCTCGCGTACCTGCCGTGGACGCGCTTCGACGTGCAGTTCCGCTACTGGCAGAACATGCAGTCGCGGCCGGTGTGCTTCACCCGCCAGGGTGCGCTCACCATCTATATCGGCCCGACGCCCGACCAGAACTACGTCAGCGACTGGGACTGCTCGTTCATCCCGCCACCGCTGACCAACGACTCGACGCCGGAGCCGATCCCGGAGCCGTTCACGACGCCGATCAAATATCACGCCGCCTACCTCGCCAAGTTCCGCGAGCAGGCGATCGGCGAGGCCAAGCTGTTCGAGGGACAGTACATGCGGCAGGTGTTCACCGAGGCGCGCGCCTTCCAGCAGCGGATCATCCCGGACCCGTACGCCAAGTGACATGCCCACAAAGCAAAAAGAGATCGCAGACAAGGGCGAGCAGGAGATACGGACCAAAATCTTCCGCGAGTTCAAGGGTGTAAACACCAAAGCCGCGCGCGTTTCGATCCCGCCGGACACCTTCTACGACCTCGTGAACCTGATGCCGATCGGCCACTCGAACCTGCACACGGTTCCCGGCCTGTCAGCCTCGCTCGTCAACTACGGTGCCGACACGATCTACTGGGCCGAATACGCGAACATCAACTCGACCGACTACATCATCTCGTTCGCGACGACCGGCAAGATCTTCGCCTACAACATCACCGGCAACAGCTCGTCACAGATCAACGTCGGGCACCTTTTCTCTGGCGCGGGCTCGAGGATGGACCAGTGGAAGAACACCAACATCCTGTTCGTCGACTCGACGGCTGGTTACTGGACGTGGGACGGCTCGACCTTCAACAACACCAACCTGACCGGCGGCATCATCCCCGGCAGCTTCGGTACGGTGGTTGACATAGCGGTTTTTTCCAACCGCGTGTGGCTGTATACGAACCGCCTGCTTTATATCAGCGGACTCAACGACTTCACTGCGACCGTCAGCACCGGTGGCTTCCTAGTCGCGAACGGCGCGCTGATCCAGAACATCACCGACCCGCAGGCGCGCGGCGAGTGCGTGCGGCTCATCGGCGCAAACGGCTACCTGTACATGCTGTTCAAGTCCTCGATCTTCGTCGTCAGCGATGTCTACATCCCGACCGGAGCCTCGCCGCCGACGCCGGTGTTCACGATCCTGAACGTGCAGGCAAACATCGGCTGCGACCAGGCCCCGTCTATCTTCCCGGTCAACCGCGACCTGATGTTCGCCAACAAGTACGGCCTGTGGGCGCTGCGCGGCGTCACCGCCGACCGCATGTCGGAGGACATCGACGGCACGATCCAGTACCTCGACACGACCAAAACGATCTCGGGCGGCACCGCGACGGTCAAGAACATCCAGTGCGCCGGCTTCCTCATCAACCAGTTGAACGACCCGGTCATCGGCACGCGCACCGTGGTCGCGCTCAACTTCGACAAGAAGTGGTGGTTCGCAAACCTCGGCGCGTTCACGTTCATCCTGCAGGCCATCAGCAACGGCATCCCGTGCCTGTTCGGGTTCATCGGCAACCAGCTCTACCAGTTGTTCTCGACAGGTGCGACCCCGCCGGCTGCCTCGTGGCAGACCGCGCTGTGGCCGATGGAGGACCAGCTCTCCGACAAGGAAGTGCAGCGCGTCGGCTTCGAGATCACGACCGCGACACCTGGCTCGTTGACGTTCAACGTTGACACACCCACGACCAGCAATCCGGTCAACATCACCAACTCGCTGGGAGAGATCGTGTTCACCGGTGCCAGCGGGCTGGCGATCCAGTTCCAGACCGGTGCGGTAAACCTCAACTTCATCAGCGGCACCTACGGGTTGATCCTGACGGACGGCCAAGGGGCCTATGCCAAATATGTGGGTGTGTCCGGGATGTCCGGCGCGGGTGCCGACTTCGAGTTGAACTCATTCGAGCTGGACTATTACCTACGGAAGCGGTGGTGACCTATGGCTGGTAGTTACGCGGTCGGAACCGTATTCGCTGGTGAGTCTGGGAACCAGCCCTCGAGCCAGCTCGACAACAACTTCAACCAGGCGCAGGTCGCGCTCAACACGCTGCAGACCTTCGGCAACTACTACGTCGACACGGGCGCTGCGAACGTCATCACGATCACGGTCAGCTCGCCGCAGCTCGTCGCCATCGCCGCGGGACTTCCGTTGCAGATCAAAGTGCTGCACTCGGTCACCGGCGCGACCACCATCAACATCAACGCGCTGGTAGCGCAGGCACTCGTCAACCAGGATGGCAGCGCGATCGTCAGCGGCCAGTGCCCGGCCGGCTCGATCATCTCGATCCAGTACGACGGCACAAACTTCCAACTCCTGACACCGTTCCCGGGACTCTGGGGCGGAATTATGACCGCGCAGGCGTTCACGCCGACCGGGAATCTCAGCGGCACGTCTCCGGGTATGTACCTGAACGGCGGGCTCTTGTGGCTCACCGGGCAGTATGGCAGTGGCACCGGCCTCACGTTCTCAACGGGCGGTAACATCGTCAGTGGTACGCCGACCGGCGGCACAACGATGGTGTTGCAGGCGCACGCCGGAGCCAACGCGCTGCAATTCTGGGACGAGCTTGGGAACGTACAGGATGCTGGCTATCGAGGTATCCCGCAGAACATTCAGAACGGCAACTACACCACGGTCCTCGCGGATCGAGGCAAGCACCTCTACCACACCAGCGGTTCGGCCCACACCTGGACGATCGACTCGAACGCGAACGTAGCCTACCCGATCGGTACGGCGCTGAGCTTTATCAACGATGGCACCGGCGCAGTCACCATCGCAATCACGGCCGACACACTGGTCTTTTCATCTGCTGGCACGACCGGTTCCAGGACCCTCAACCAGTACGCGATGGCGACTGCGGTCAAAGTCACCTCAACCCGCTGGTTCATCAGCGGATCTGGTCTGCTATGAGCGGAATGCAGCAAATGGAGATCGCTGGTGGGTCGGCAGGGATCGTCCACACCTATGGCGACAATACCGGCGGTACGGAAACTGTCCCGAGTGGCTCATCGACGGTTGTCATCGAAGCGTATGCGGGCGGCGGCGCTGGTGGCATCGCCTCGGGAGGAGCGACCGCGGGTGCAGGTGGTTCCTACGGCAAGAAAACGCTGTCGGTCTCCGGGGGGCAGACCTTCGTCTACGGTGTTGGCCTGCACGCTCCGGGGTTGCCACTATCGGATGGTTCAACGGGTGGCAATGGTGGACCTAGCGCCACCGTGGATACAGGCACAGGCCCTGCAATCGCCCTTCACGCGACTGGCGGAGCGGGAGGGCCTGGGTTCAGCAGCTCGGCGGCGGGTGGCACCTGCACGGGCGGCGATACCAATACCGGCGGATTCTCTGTGACCGGCGGCGTTGGTACGGGCGGCGCTGGCGGTGGGCCATTGGGCGGCGCTGGCGGTAGCCCCAGCAATCAAGGCAGTCCTTTCGGCGGAGGCGGCGGCGCAGGGCAAAGCAGTGCCTACAACAGCGGCGCTGGTGGGGTTGGCAAAGTGACCTTCACCTACTCGTGATCCTCATCCAAATCCTGCTGTGGATACCGATGCTGGTCATCACCGCGATCCTGTCGCTGCTTGGATTGCCGATCGTCGGCATCCTTGCGTTGAATCACGAGTGGACAAAAACGAAGTCGGTACTGGGGAAGGACATCTGGACGTGGCCGAAGCCGTTCTGGTTGTGGAGCAACGACGAGGACGGTGTCGACCCGGCGGCGGTTCCAACTGCCGCGGGAGCTTTCAAATGGTCAGCGATGAGAAACAAAGTCTCGAACCTCCGGTTCGTGAAGCCGTTCTACCTGGAGATCGACCGGGCCAAGCTGCAAGGCAAGGGCAACAACCGCAACCTCTACCTTCCGATACCTGCCTCTGCCACGGGCACTCAATGGTCCTTCGCCTGGCAGGGCGTCTACGCGGGCTACTGGGTGGTCTGGAGCAACGGGATGCAATTCCGCATTGGATGGGACGTGGTCCCGGCCGACGCTGACCCAGTGACCTACGACAAGGCGCTCAACCTGCGCCTCACCTACTGCCCCTGGACTTTGCAATTTAACAAGTGGAGCACCACGTAATGGCAATGATTATCAACCTTCTGATCTGGGCGGTCATCCTCGGAGTCGCCTTCGCGATCATCAAATACTTCATCATGCCGGCCGTCCCGGCACCGGCGGCGGTGTTCGTGTGGGCGATCATCGGCATCATCATGCTCATCGCGCTGCTGTACTTCTTTTCCAGCGGGCACAGCTTCTATGGGCCTAGTGCGTCGCTGAAGTTCGGATGATCGTCACCCCCTTCGGCGACCTCGAGTACCGCGATTTCGGTGCGCTGATGTCGTGGGCCGATGCCCATGACGATCGGCACCGCGCGCAACGGCATGTGCTGGGCCTCAAGGGCACGCCGATCTCGGGGTTCCCGATCGTGGGTCCGATCGACAAGGAGTGGTTCGGGCGGCACATCTTCATGCACCTGGCGCTGATCAGGTTCGTGCCCCCACAAACGACGGTTTGTCAATTAGACCTTGAGCGACTGTGGGAGGACGAGGGCGACTTCTACCGCTGGCACGACCTCCACAACGACATCCACGCCTGGCAGGACCAGGCGCTCGGGCTCGTGTGATGGGGCTGCGTGGCTCAGGAATAGCAGCCGGCGACAGCCCCTACGGTGGCGATACCGCGCTGGTGCCCCACACCGGCGGGCTCGATCTGATGCAGGGGATGACGCCCGCCGCGGTCCAGCAGGCAGCCGCGGCCGATCCCATCAAGCCTGGCGAGACGCTCGACCAGTACACCCAGCGGCTCAGCTCCACGATGATGGCGCAGGGCGGCAACACGATGGGGCTGGGGTCGTTCTCGCAGAACTGGAACAACGGCCTCAAGCAGATGCTGGGCCAGATGCTGGCGATGGGCGGCGGCGCGGCGATCCCAGCGATAGCACCAGCCTTGGGCGGCGCTCTCGGCATCGGCGCGGCGGGCGGCGGCGCGGTGGCCGGGGCTGGGTGCGGGGCTGCTGAGTCCGGGTTGGCAGGCACCTCGGTCGGCAAGGGGGCGCTGACCGGCGCGGTGGGCGGAGCGTTCACAGGCGGGCTCGGCAAGGACATCAGCGGCGCGGTCACGGATACGCTCACGCCAGCCGATCCGACCGCCTCCTATTTCGGCGACATCGGCGGCAGCGCCGACGTTAACCCGCCGTGGTACGCGACGACCGCAGGGGGCGCTGCGTCCGGTGCGGCAAAGGGCGGCCTCACGTCTCTCGCTACCGGCGGCAATCTGGTCACTGGGCTTGAGACAGGGGCTGCCGGCGGGGGAGTAAACGCTGGGGTGAAGGATCTGACTGGCGGCACCGCGGCGCAACCATTCGCGCCAGAAATCGGTGGCGTCGCCACTAGCCTCGCCAAGACCGCGATCACCGGCGGTGGCACCAGCACCGCGAACGTAGGGCCATCGACACCCGGACCATCAGGCTCCGGCACCGGACCCAGCACCACGCCAGCCGTACCGACAGCCGCCACGCATTCTAGTAGTGTAGGAAGCGGCACGGGTGCCGGGGCTGGACCTGATACCTCGACGAAATCAACAGCAGGGCAAGGTATGCCTCCAGCAGCACCAGTCGGGAACACCGACCCGACCAACGTAACAGCCAACACCCTGCCTGTCCCCGGCGCACCGCCCGCTGGACCTGGTGTAGCGACGCCGCCAACTGCGGTCAATCCAGCGCTGCTCCCGGGACCTGCTGGTGGCGCTCCGACCGCCCCGATCACCGCTCCCGGCGTCTCCAAGGACGCCACCCAGCCAGGGGCCACACCGACCGCCCCACCCGCTGCCACTCCAGACCCGACCGGGACCTCTAGCGGAATCCCGAGCTGGCTCAGCAGTTTGTTCCCCGGCGGCGCGGCCAACATCCCGCCGGCGCTCATGGCCGCGCTCGGGATCTACGAGGCGAGCAGCCAGAAGGCCCAGAACCAGACTGAGGCCAACACCCTCTCCGCGCTCGGTACGCCGCTAGTCAACGCCAGCAACACGGCGCTGACTCAGGCCCAGATGGGGACGCTCAACCCGCAGCAGTCGGCGCTCCAGCAGTCCCAGCTCTCTCAGGGCAAGACCTTGACCGGGCAGGCCGGGCCGCTCCTCGACATCGCCAACACCGGGTTCGCGCAGTTCCAGGCCGGCGCTCTTCCAGCTTGGCAACAGGCCGAGCTCGACCAGCAGAAGGCCGCGGCGACCGCCCAGCTCAAGCAGTCCTTGGGATCGCAGGTCGACTCGAGCGCGCTCGCCGCCCAGCAGACGCAGATCGACCAGCAATACGACATCGCCAAGGGTCAGTTGATGATCCAGAACCTGAACCAAAGCGAGCAAGCGTTCACGATGGGCATCAACACCCAGAACATGGGGTACGCGGACATCCAGGCCGGCTACCAAACCGGCGTCAACGCGATCCAGCAGTCGTACAACAACGCCATCAGCCTCGCGACCTCCGGGTTCGGGCCGATCGAGCAGGCGATCCAGTTGCTGATTCAGGGTGACTCGCAGCTCAGCTCGAGCCTGATGGAGATGTTCGGGCTCATCGGCATGGGGTTCGCCGAGGCGCAGGCGAAGAACAAGGGCACGACGCCCGGAGCGACGCCGACGCCGCCCGCCGCGGCACCGCCCGGGGCACCGGGAGCGCCCGGAGCGCCTGGAGTCGGCCCGCCGAACAGCCCGCTCAACCCGCCAGGAGGCAGCGGGACGACGATCGGCGGACCTTGGCCGACCCAGTTCCAGAGCAACGACCCCAACGCGCCGAACTACCAGCCATCCAACCCACAGGTGCCGACGCTCACCAGTGGCACGCCGCTCGACCCGAGTCAGCAGGTGCCTGGAACGTCGGTGCAGCAGAATCCGCCCGGCGGTAACGTGCCGGGGACCTCCGTGAGCAACATCAACCCGATGACCGGGCAGCCGTACACGATGGGCGGCGGTACGCCTCCAGGTACGCTGCAGCCTGACCCGACTCAGCCGGTGACCGACCCCGGCCTGCCGCCGCCTGACGTGTTCCAGGGACCGATCGACACCGGAAGTCCGTGGGACCCGGGGAGCAACACGACATGAACAGCGTAGATCCGTTCGACGATCCGATGCCCCCGCCGGACGACTACTTCAAGGTCAACGGCCGCAATCCGCTCGCGGGACTTCCTGGCAAGGGCGACTACTTCGGCCTGACGCTCGACCCGCAACACAAGGATTTGTTGACCAAGCTTGAAGGCACGCCCGGCGCACCGGCGTCCGAGACCGAGGGCCCGCCGCAAATCCCGCTCGTCGGCGATACCGGCGTGCAGTCGGTTGAGCATGGTGAGCCGCGCGAGGATGACCCTGAGTCGCTCATCAAAAAGGCCCTCAACTACGATCCAGACAAGGACCCCGACTACATCAAAGCGCGCGAATCTCGGGATAAGCACCGTGCCGAGGAGGAGAAGCGGGTTGCCAAACAGGCCGAGATGGACGACCTCATCGCGAAGGCTCCTGGCCCGCCGGAACCGCCTGTTCTCAAAAAAGCAGCCCCTGAACTGCGCGACTTTGCGGTCAAGGGGATGCCGTGGCTGATGATCCTGACGGCGCTCGGCGGCAAGGTTGGCAAGTTGTCCGGCCAAAACATGATCGGCGCGATGACCGGTATGTTGAAGGGCGCGCAGGCCGGCCAGCAGAAGATGTTCGACGAGGCGTACAAGCGTTGGCAGGACAACTGGGCGCGGCAACAGGAGGACTGGAAAAACAAACTGGCCTTCTATAACGCCCAGATGGGCTGGCGGAAGGGTCAAGTCGACGCCGAGCAGCGCTCAATCGAGGCGTACCACGTCATGGCCGGCGAGGACAAGGAGGACATGACCCTAGCAGTCGGCAAGCACGGCGCGATGGACAAGGCGATGCTGGCACTCCGCGCGCAGAACCTGCGTATCGAGGCTACCCGTGAGCGCATCCACGAGATGCAGGAGAAGCGCGTCGACGCCGAAACCAAACTGTGGGGTGACAAGACGACCAACTGGGCGCGCGTCGTGGCCGCGAACCGTGATATCGACGTGGCGATGGAAGTGCTGCCGAAGATCATCGCCGCATACAAGAACACCGATGAGGGTCGCAACACCACCGTTCCACCGCCGCTCAGCAAGATTCTCACGGCGCTGAAGGACGATAAAAATGTCGGTATTTTCGTAGGCGCGATGCGCGCTGCTGAGCCGCTCCTCACGATGATCGACACAGCCCAGAGCGGTGCGCGCAGCAACATGCTGCTACAGGCGATGATTCAAAACACGATCACGACGGACTTTTGGACAGCCCCGATGTCGCAGATCGTCTACTCAACGCAAGCGGCGCAGGGTATCCTCAGAACCGCGATGAACGAGCAGCGCGACGTTCTCAACGTCTACAAGCAGCGAGCTGAATCGTCGCGGCGCGACTTGGGAATGGCTGATTGGCAGCTCCCCGAGCTTGAGGGCGTCAACATCCAGCCGCACAACGTCCCAGGGATGCCGGCGTACCGGGATTCCCCATCGACCGAGGGGCCAGGAGGCACGGAAAAAAAGGCTGATACGGTCGTGAAGTACGACGACAAGGGTAACCGGCTGTGAGCATCCGCGCCGAGGCCCCCGGCCTGCCGCCGATGGAGTTCCCTGACGGGACCGACCAGGCGGTCATCGACAAGACTATCAAACGCGAGCTTGCAACCAAAACCGCGCGAGACAAACCAACCGCGGAGAACTGGGAGACGCGCAAGGCCGCCGATCGCGCGAGCATGGGCCAGTTTGCCAGCCGCACAGGAAAGGCGGCCGGCAAGGCGCTCACGGCCGTATCGAACGTCCCCGGCGAACTGTGGGAGGGCATGAAGCACCCTATCGACTACTACTCCCGAATGGCGGGCAAGGCTGCCGATGTTGGCACGACTGCCATCGCGGCGGTCGAGGATCTCCCAGGTACGGCCAAAAAGCTACGGGAATTCATCGACAACTTCGACGTTGGCCAGGCTGGCGATCTTGCGGGAACGGCAATAGTAGGCGGCGCTGTTGGAAAGGCTGCAGGCGCTGCGGCTGAGATGGTTGCCCCGACCGAAGCCACGCTCGCCAAGCGCGCGTTGGAGGAACATCAGCGGACGCTGCCTGAAACGGCCAGGAACCACAAGTTCGCGGCCACTAATGCCGGTCTCCCAGCGTCTGACGAGTTCGGTCACACGACCCCTGGCAATGATCTTGAGAGCACCACCGTCAAAGTTGGCCGCGGGACTTACGCTAGCGTGCGCGATGCACGCAAAGCCAGCGCTGACCCGCTATACACCAGATTCAACGCGCGGATGCAGGATTTGGAAGCACATGGCCGCGACTTCCCGATCGAGACACCGGGGGCCGACCTGCTCGTTGAGTTAGGCGGCATCGAAACCGGTGAAGGCGAAGTTAGCACCGCGTTTACGCCGGAGGAGCGCGCACTCGCCAAGGAAGCGCGTACCGCGCTGAGTGGTTACGATCCTGAAAATCCCGCCAAATTTCCGGTCACCGGCGAGGTGGTAGACAGGATCTTGCGGAAGTACCGCGCCATGCAGGCTGGTGCCGGCGAGACAGGGTTCAACAAGGTGGTCTCCGATCGGGCGCGCGGGATCGCCGACCGAATCGAGGGCGCGCTTAGATCATGGGTCGGTGAGGACTACTATCCAAAACAGCACTACAAGGATCTATCCGCGGAAATCGACCAGTGGGGGACGCCGCTCGGCCGCGCGCTCGCCGGCCACAAGGACATCGAGTACCTGCTCGATGTTGAGTCTCCCGGCGAGTTCCAGCAGGTGACCAACAAACTGTTCTCGAGCATGGCGAACGTCACCGAGGGAATCGGGCTGCTCGGACAGGATCAGATGCTCAAACTAGCCGAGCGGTACGTCTCTAATAACTTCCGGTTTAAGAATGCAGAGGCTGCGCGGACATGGCTGGACCGTAATCTGTGGATCAGCAAGTTCCCCAAGCTCGAGCAAAGTGTTTGGGACTACCACAAGGAACTAGCGGCCCGTGAGCGGAGCGCCGCGGAGCTGAAAAAGAACGCCGAGAAGCGCAAGAACCTCGCCAAGCACGCGGCCCAAGGGGCTGCCACGGCGGTCGCCGGTGGAGCTGGTTACGAGACCGGCAAGAAGCTCGGCCTATGGTAGCCAGGGACCCACTCGACGCGGGCGAGAAGCAGCTCGAGGCGCTCGTCAAGGAGGCCAAGAGCTTCGACGACCGCTACAAGGCGTTCACCGCCTGGGTCCGGTTTCAGGAAATGAAGGAGCGCCGCAAGCGCAGCGCTATGGGGCAGGGGTTTGACGAGCCGGGGGGCACAACCGATGGAGACGACCTATGAGTTGATGGCAGTAATCAACGCGGCAACACGTATCGTTGCGGCGCGTATTCTGTCCATGTTATGCCTCGTGATGACGTGCGGATTGGCCTCGTGGGCCATGATCTTGCAGACTATTTTGGGGTCAGTTATCGCGGGTGGGTTTGCAATTTTAGTGTTCCTGCCGTGCCTGTGGGCCGAGCGCAGGAAGGGAGACTGACATGAAGGGCAAACAGCGGTTTCAACAGAGTTCGCTATCGACTCTGCGCTCCCGGCCACCGACTGCGCGCGCCAATCTGGTCGACAGCAACACGCAGATGGTGTTCGCACACTCGCCGAAAAACTGCTTTGGACCGATCGCCAGAGCCAACGTCGGCGGCCACAAGAATGAGGTTGGCTTGGCTGGCAGGGAGAGGAACTTCAAAATCCCGCGCAACATCACTAGGGATTAACTGCCATGTCTATCGTGCAAGCGTTCACGCCGCTTCCTGATTCGGACAACGCTGATGGTGGGTTCGGCGATACCATCGCCATCACGATTGGGGCCGCCAACGTCGCTACTCTGATAACGACCGCTACCCAGTCGTTCACGCAATGGCGGTTCTATAACTCCGGAACGGCGATTGCGTTCGTGTCTCCGGGGCTCACCGCGGCGCTGGCGGTCGCGATCATTCCAACCTCCGGCACTCCGGCCAACGGCTTCCCGATCGCGCCAGGTGAGGACTGCATCCTCACGGTTCCGCCAAACTCATCCTACCTCGGTGTCATCGGCTCAGCGGCCAACGGCACGCTGTACGTGACAGTAGGCGAGGGCGTATGAGCGTCCGGATGAATCCAGGCGTCGGCGGCGCAGGTGGTGCTGGTAGCATCACCGTCAGCGCCGGCGCAGCATCCGCCAATCTTGGCAATCTCGTATTCTCGAATTCCAACGGGGTGTCGTTCGGCCTCAATGGCTCGACCGTCACGGCGAGCGCGGCGGCCGGTGCAGGGGGCGTGGCACTCTCGGCTGGCACGCAATCCGTCAGCACCGGCACAGTAGCCTTCTCTAATTCGAACGGCGTCACTTTCGGGATGTCCGGCTCGAATACCATCACAGCCAGCGTCGCGGCTCAAAGCGTCCAGACCGTTGGTCTCTATGCGGTTAGCAACACAACCCAAAGCAGCACTGGAACGGTCGATGCGAGGTCCTTGAGCTTCGCTGGCGCGGGCGTGGCATCAGTCGGTGTTACCGCCGGAACTGTCGTTGTGTCGGTCGCGGCTGGTGCGCAGACCAACCAGACGATGGGGCTCTATGGCCTCGGAAATACCACCCAGAACAGCTCGACGACCCTAGACGCTCGGAGCCTCTCGTTCGACGGCCTGGGCATCGTCACGGTCGGCTACAGCAATGGGTCGATTCAACTCTCCGCATCGACCGCAGCCCAGACGAACCAGAGCGTCGGCATCTACGCCTCGAGCAACACCACCGGGCAGAGCTCATCGAGCACCTACGACGCGAGGTCGTTGACGATCCAGGGCTACGGCATCATCAGCGTCGGCAACTCGGGCGGCGTCATCCAGATCAGTGCGCCGTCAGCCGTCAACCTCACGCAGTTCTCCGGCGGCATGTCGACCGGCGGCAACACGACAGGCACCACTGGCAACGTCACTGGTCAGGTGATCCTCGCCGGCGGCAACAACATCATGCTCTCGGGCAGCACGAATGCCGGGAGCATGACGATTACGATCTCGGGCCAGGCGCTCAACGTCTCGGCAGCGGGTGGCACCAGCAACAACCTTTCTGGCCTCACGTTCAGCAATCTGAACGGTGTCAGCTTCGGGCTCTCGACCGGTGCCAGTGTTGGCACCCTCACGGCGAGCGTGGCGGCCCAGACCAACCAGACCGCCGGGTTCTACGCGGTCGGCAACACGACGCAGAACTCATCCACGACGCTCGACGCCCGCACGCTGAGCTTCGACGCCCTCGGCGCGATGACGATGGGGTTCTCGAACGGCTCGATCCAGGTGAGCGCGCCGGCGACCTCGAGCCTCGTCGGGGTCGGCGGGATCACCGTGTCGACGGCTGGCAGTACGATCTCGGTCAGCCAGATCGGTATGCCGATGTCGTACTTCGAGCCTTCCGCGAACGGCGTGACGATGTCGCAAAGCAACCTGAACGGCACCGTCTACATCCAGCCGTTCGTCATCTCGGCCCCCATTTCGCTCTATCGCCTGCAGATGCTGGGGCAGGTCACGACGCAGCCACAGACGACGTTCAGCGTTTCAGGCTCGATCTCCGCCGCCGTCGCGTCGAGTGGTACTGGGGTCTGGGGCCAATCAGGAACCGTCCTCCTGATGAGTCGCGCGAGCACGGGCACCGTTGCGCAGAGCACGAACCTCATCTCGTTCTACTCGACAACCTACAGCTACGAGATCGGCCAGTCACTTAGCTTGTCGCAGAGCACCAATGCCTCGAGCGCCACGGTGTCGTGGACCACCTCCGGCGCGATGTCCTACATCGGCAACATCAACTCTACTGGTGGCGTCACGACGACCTCGTTCGGTACGAGCGGCTCGATGTCGTTCTCGAGCACGAGCGCGCTCGGCAGCACATTCAGCTCGTCCACGGTGTTCAGCTTTGCCTCGCAGGTCATGAGCGGGCTGCGGCCGATCCTCGTGCCCGTCAATACCTCGCTCACCCCAGGCGAATACTGGCTCGCGCACATCCAGTCGAGCAGCTCGGCGAGCACCAACTACTCGCTCCAGAACGTCGCCAGCGTCGCGCCTGGGCTGCTCTACTTCACCAGCAACTCGGGCGGCTATGCCGAGATTGGCTCAACCGCCTCGATCGCGGGCAGCAACGTCAAGCAGGGCTGGGGCTCGTACAGTTCAAGCGGCAACACCACGACGACGCTCGCCATGAGCGCGATCTCGGGGATGTCCCAGATGCAGCTCTGGTTCAACATGATGGCGGCGACGAAGTAAGATGTCGGTCTACACGCAAAGCGGGGCAGTGGCGCTGCTCGGCGGAAGCATCATCGTGAGCGCCGGCGGCGGCGTGCCAGACTACTATCCGAGCGGCACGAATCCAGATGGTGTCGTATTTCCAGGCGTGACGACCACCGATCCATTCGCTGCGTACTCGACCTGGTACATGTCCTCGGCAGGAGTCGATCCAACTGTCGGCAGCCATCAAGCGGCTGGGTATGTTTACCTGACCCTGCAGGCCGCCCTGAACGATGTGTTCTACGCCTCCGGACTTGGAGCTAGGCGGCTCGTCATTCGGAGCGGCACCTACACCCAAACGTCACCGGCCGTGTTCCCGAGCTTCAGCGGCGTTGCTGGCACTCCGTACGTGGTGCAGGGTGACCCCGCCTACAACGGTCTGCCGTACTTTGATGGTGGCTGGACGAGCGCGAGTTACGTACGCACCGGCGGCTTCATCTCGTTCAGCGGTACCACGTCCTACGTGACGGTGCGGAAGATCGGGATACGCAACCTCACGGCGAACGCCTTCTCTGGCGACGGCACGGTTACCAACCTGACGATCGAGTATTGCGCCTGCCATGACATCTACTACAACACCGCTGGCGATTCCTCGGTTGCGTTCTTCGGCAGCGCGTTCGATCAGGCAGCGACGTACATCATCGTCCGGTACTGCAATCTCTACACGTTCAACAACTCGTCAGCGCCATTCGGGCCGTTCAACTACAATTGCAACATCTTCGAGACTTACGGCAGCAATAACGTCCAGATTTCCAACAACTACATGGCGTTCAGCAACCGGATGCTGCGGACCAAACTTGCCGACGGAGGCACTGGCGGAACGTCCGGGCACGCGGATAGCTGGACTGTCCAGAACAACATCTTCTCGAATGCCTACTCGGCCTTGCAGCAATCCACGCAGGGCAACAACGCGAACGGACTCAGCAACTGGACGGTCAGTAATAACCTGTTCTATGGGACGTTGAGCGCCTACGGCAATGGCGGCAACGCGATGGGCGGCAAGGGCGAGCTGGTGACAGCCTATTCTCAGGGCACGAACATCAGTTTCACGAACAACACCTTTGCCGAGGATCTGACCAATGCCTTGAACTGGTGCAGTGTCTCGTCAGGTCTCGTATTCAGAGACAACGTGGTGATGTGCAGTTCCGGGACCAGCGCCACCGTCGTTTACACACCAACGACGGCAACCAACTTTGGCGTTGTGTTCTCGCAGATCGACTACAACGCCTACATCAGCACGGGCACGAACCCGTGGCAGACGGATGCGGCACACAACTTCTCGACGTTCGCGCTCTGGCAGAACGCCTATACCGCGACCAGCACGCCGTGCCTCGCGACGACTGGCAACCCGGACGCGCACGGGATCTGGATTCCGAACCTGTCCGCGTCGTATAACACGGAGGTAAAGAACTTCCCGAACTACGCGACGCGGGACTATACATTGGTGGCTGGCTCGCCGCTGCTCACTGCGAGCAGCACGGGTGGCGCGATGGGTTGCAACATGGCAACCGTTGGGCCGGGATGGTTTGCATAGATGGCCTGGACCAACAAGAAAGGGCTCAATCTCAGAGATACGCTTGCGTACGTCAGCGATCCTGGCGGGACGATTGCGATCTATGGCAACCAAGGAGGAAACACTCCCCTCTATTCCTCCTCCTCGTGGACACTCGACAGCGACACCTTCAAAGCCGGAGCTACTTCTGCCGTTGACGGAATGAGGAACAGGAACGCGGGGGTCGATGCGCGGCTGGCGGGTCAATACTTCAACAACAGCAACACGTTCCAGTTGCAACTCGGGACTGCCCCCGGCAATTACAAGATCTGGATTGGGTTCACCAATCAGAATGGCACTGGATACGCGGCTCAAACCATAACCGTTGCCGACGCGAACGGGACCTTGTTCACACTCGGGATTCTCGTCCAGACAGGAAGCCAAGTCGCCGACGCCAATAACACCGTTTATGCGACTGCCGCTGCGTGGGCCGCTACCGCCGACACGTCTGGGACCTCTCAAACAATCACGTCCACGGATACCTCCAACGGCAACGGCGGTCCGCTGATTACTATCAGCTCCTCTGTGAACAGCGCGATGGCGCTGTCGCACCTTGCGGTCCAATACATTCCGGCCACTGGGGCCACCCTTGCCTGGATAACCTGATGAAACCCCAACTCGTCATGAGCGACCTTTCCGGTAAGCACAATGCCGACCTCGAGCAGACGCGCAACCGGCTCATCAAGGGTGGGTCGTGGCGCAAACAGCGCATCGTCGTGCTGGTGCCATCCGCCGACATGATCGCGGCGAAGGTCGCGATGAATTACTGGAACCTCGCGTTCCCGCCGAACAATGGTGTGGTGCGGATTCTCGCGCAGGGGATGGAGGTCGGCGACGCCTACTCGACCGCCATCGAGAACGTCCTCGCCCACCCAGACCTGTCACAGTGGGAATTCCTCCTGACGATGGAGTCCGACAACCTCCCGCCGAGCGACGGGGTCATCAAACTCGTCGAGCGGATGGAAGCGCACCCCGAGTTCGCGTGCATAGGCGGTCTCTACTTCACGAAGGGCGAGGGAGGCGTGGCGCAGATCTGGGGCGATCCAAAAGACCCCATCCTCAACTTCCGCCCGCAGCTTCCGGACCCGGCTGGCGGTCTCGTCGAGTGCTGCGGAACGGGGATGGGGTTTAACCTGTTCCGCATGAAGATTTTTCACGATTCGCGGCTGCGGAAGCCTTGGTTCAAAACCTACAACGGCAAGGATGGGCAGGGAGTTGGCACCCAGGATCTGACGTTCTGGACGGACGCGCGGAAGTATGGCTACCGGTGCGCGATCGACTGCGCCGTGAAGGTCGGCCACTACGATCTCACGGGTGCGTTTGGACCTCCGGATATGGTGTGGTGATGCTCACCGTTTACGAAATCAACGGCAAATTCTACATCCGCGACCACTTGTGGGAGCGGTCCAAGCCAGTCTCACTCCCTGAGATCATCGAGATATTGAAGGAGGCCGAATCCAATGGAGGCTCTACAAGCGATCGCTACCGACCAGTTGCTGAAGCTCGACCTTGGGTGTGGCAAGACGAAGAAGGCCGGGTTTCTGGGCGTTGACCGCCGCCCCTACGAGGGGGTGGATGTAGTAGCGGATCTCCTTGAGCCATGGCCCTGGGGTGATGGGACGGTGGGTGAGATCCACGCGAGCCATGTGATCGAGCATTTCACTGGCCTGCAGCGCGTCCACATCATGAACGAGATGTACCGCGTTCTCGCAAAAGGCGGCACCGCCTTCATCGCCACCCCCTACTGGTGCAGCAACCGCGCGTACGGTGATTTCACCCACCAGTGGCCGCCCGTGAGCGAGATGTGGTTCTACTACCTGCGCCGGGAGTGGCGGCTGGCGAACGCTCCCGACACTGACATCTCGATCAACCCCGAAGGCTTCTCCTGCGACTTCGAGTGCCCAACCTACAGCTACGGTGTCCACCCCCAGATCCTCTCTCGCCACGGCGAGGCCCAGCAATGGGCTCTGACCTTCTACAAAGAGGCCGCGCAGGACCTGATGGCGACCGTCACCAAACTATGACGAGGCTGTCATTTACAAGGACAGCGGCTACCCATCCCCTGGCGTGCTGCTTCTGTACAAACCCGGCAGCGGGACCACCGCTCCTGACAAGTGGATACCTATCAATCTCGATGGCACGATTCGGCCTGCCCATTCAAATCGAGCCAGCTACGTGCTGAGTGCGCTCGCCACCAGGCCGTACGTGGAGGTGGCCGAGCTACTCCAGAAGCTGAAGGCCGAGGCAGATCGCCAAGTAGCGATGCAGCAAGCAGATAAGCCGGGACCTGCGTGAGCACGGTCACAGTCCCGAGCGTGGTGGGCCTGACACTATATCAGGCGTGGGAAGCGCTGTGGGCCGCGGGGCTGGTCGTCACGACTTCTGCGTATTCCTACGATCCGACCGCGCCGTTAACCTCGGTGCTGGCGCAGTCGATTTCGGCAGGCTCGATCGTCCAGCAAGGCTCGAACATCTTTCTGACCCTCAGCTTAGGCGTCGCGCCGGTTGCGGTTCTGGTGACTGTCCCATGAATTTGCTGCTCACTCGAACCATGTACGGCAACAGCTACACCAGCGGGTTGATGATCGTCGGCAAGTCGACGCTCAACTCGATCGAGCAGCCGTGGGCGCTGAACCTGGTCGGACACTCATGCGTGCCGGATGGGACCTACGACCTGATCCCGTACCACTCGCCGAAGCACGACAAGGATACCTGGTGCCTCGAAAACCTCGACCTGGGTATCTCCTCGAAAGCGCTTGAGGGCGAGCGCTCGTACTGTGAGATCCACGCCGCCAACTGGGCTCCGCAACTGGCGGGCTGCATTGCGTTCGGCGTCAACAATCGCCCGATGTTCTACCCGGCTAGCGGGACCGTACAGCCTGCCATCGAGGGCTCGAAAGATGCCGTCGAGGAACTGACCGCTATGCTGGGACCAATGACGACCGGCCACATCCTGACGATCGTGCCGGCGAAGGGGCTGAGCGGGACCTACGGGTACTACTTCACCCCGCCATGAACAAAACCGCCTGGCTCGATTTGTTTGAACTGATCGACGCCTCGCGCATCGTGCCGCGAATCGTGCTGGGCGGCTTTGCGGTCTGGACGATCTACATTTTCGACGTGACTCTGCACTGGTACTTCACCCAGCCGGCGGTTGAGCGGAGTGTGCAAGACGCTGGGATGGTGACCGCGCTTTTGTCGGCGATCACTGGTTTGTTCACCCTGGTCGTCAAGTTCTACGTGAACTCGGGACGGCAGTGGAGCGGGGAGAGCTCCGTGACCACCACCGCAACGAGGTCATCGTCGTAATGCCGTCGCGGCTCATGGTCGAACTGTGCGCGGCAGCAGCCATCCTGCTGCTCGGGACGATCCTGTGGATACACCACAACGGCGTCGAACAGAAGATCGGCGAACACAACATCGAGCAAGCGGACAAGCAGGGAGCTGATCGGCAGAAAAAGCTCGACGACGAACTTCTCAAGAGGGCTAACGATGCACATGCTGTTGAAATTGCTGGCCTTCACCGGCTGTATTCTGGCGGTGGTGAATTTAGTAGCGTGCGCTACACCCTCCCACCCCGTTCCGTACCAAAAGCCGTCTTACCAATGGGTGAATGTCCCACCGGAGGGGTGGTTCAAGCAGACGAAGGACTGTATCGTGACCGCGTCCGCGCCCTTGACATGCTTGCCTACGCCGGAGACAAGCTCGCCGCAGACTGCCGTGAACTCAACTCCGCCACCCACCCAGTAGCGGCGTCGCAGTGAAATGTTCACGCTCGTCGAGGAACCCGATCCGCTTGTCACGTTCACCGTGCGCGCGAGCGTGCTCGAGGAAGCGATCAAAGGCTTGATGGCGGCGACGGTCTACTATCACCGCATGGCCGCGATGGAACCGGAGCACGCCGAGGAATGGAGAGCACAGGGTAACGCCGCAGCCGCCGGGGCCAACGTGTTCGCCAAAGCGCTGGGCCGGTGACTGCCGAGGCCATTGACCCGAACCTGACCGCGCTGCTGAAGATTCACGATCCGTTCTGGTATCGGATACGCAAGACACTGACGCTGCCGGTGGCGATCGGGTTCCTGGGGACGGCCACGGTTGGGTCCGGCGGGGCCATTATGGAATTTGTTCTGTTGCGCCAGGAAGTTGCCAGGGTGACCGCGATCCTGGCGACCGACAACGAGCGCGCGATTGCCGACGCGGCGCTTCACCAGCACGTCGAGGATCTGGATGACCGGGTGACGAAGATGGAGGCGCTGCGGGACTACCAGCAGGGGATCGTCAGCGAGCCGCGAAAGAAGCGGCGATAGCGAGCCCGGTGCCACCCGCATAGCCGAGCCAATCCTTGAGGTTTTCGGAGAACGGCTGCGGCGGCGTCTCCCACAGGTGATCGACGACGAACTCCTTGACCGCTGCGGCTACCAGCATCCCGCCGACCGCCCACGGGCTCGCGTGGAACGTCAGCACCACCGCGTAGGCGAACCAGATATGGGAGTTCGCCGCTACGAATTCTGGGTTCGTCGTGATGCTGGTGGGGAGGTTCATTGCGAGTCTGAGTTAGACGAGCGTCACCAGACAAGTAGGCCACATGCGGCGCATACACCGTCGTCGGCTTCATTCTCGTCTGGGATGGCTCCGCAATCGCAATAGTGCCGCACGGCGGGAATTGAACCCGCGACCTCCCCTCGCGAGGGCGCTCTACCATCGGCTTGCGGCCGGCCGCTTTCAGGATATGGCGGCTGATTCTGAGCTACGTGCGACATTGGATCATTGACCTGTGTTTGGCCCGTCTCAGCGGCCAATCGACGGATCTCTCGAAGATCGCCGAGCAAGCGCTGCGCGTGGCACATACGGCAGACGCGTTTGCGCGGACTCCCGCTTTCGCGGTCCGGCACTTCCGCCGGATGTTTGTGGCAGAGGATGCAAATGCTCATTTCTGACTCCCAGCCGTTTGATCTGCTGGCCCTAGGACGTGCTCCAGCATCGCGCGAGCCTGCGCGGCGGTCAGCAAGTTCGTGCCGACCGGCCACCAGTGCGGATTGTTAGGCGGCGTAAAGTTGACCCCGGCATCCGGTGAGAAGTCGGATGGCAGCCGCCACCCTAGGAACCGCGTCACCATTTCCTCGGTAACTTTCATCTGACTCGGCTCCGGTTGGGGTGTTGCTCCGCGCAGGGCTTCACGGGCGATCTGAATGCACTCGGTTAACATCTGCTGATTGCCCTTGTATGCCTCGGCATACTCCTGCGCCGTCCGCTTAGCCGCGATCCGCTCCAGCGCCGCGCGCAGGCGGTCGCGGTCGGCATTAGCATCGGCCCTGACACACGCTACCCATGCTTCGCGCGTCACGTTGATGTCTCTCAACTCGGCTACGAGCCTCTGTACCTCGGTCCCCAGAGCAGTAGCCGCTGCGTCCATTGCGTCGTAGTCGCTGGCGGGGACAAAAACGGCGGCGTCGCTGCTGGCAATTCCTAGCCGATCCCACGTCGTTTTGTACCGCTTCACGTCAGTCATTGCGAGCAACCGATGTGGGGACGGAACGTCTGTCCTTGGCGGCGAGATACATGCTCTCAAAATCAAAGAACGAGATCACCCACGCGCCGCGTCCGGTGTCCAGAGATACGCCATCGTGAATATCACCGCACCGGCAAATCCCAGGGCAAAAGGTCATTTTGTTGCCACTGCTTAGGCCAGCGGCTTTGATCTGCATGAAATTTGGGTGTTCTTCGGTCACTTCTGACTCTCAGGTGCGCTGGTACTTGCTCGCCACTTCACCAGCTCGTCCACGCTGACGTACGCCACGAACCGCCCCGGTGCGCTGCATACGACGCGGCCGCGGAGCTGGCGGTTATCCACGAGTCCCACGATCTCAGCGTCGGTGGTCGCGGTGAGGCGGGGTTTCACTTCACCCTCGCAACGCGGTGTTCCTTGCCCTTCCTGACGGTCCTGAACTTGCGCTCGAGCACGATCGCAGCGGCGTTCATCGCCGCGCGCTGGTAGGGGCCTATCTTATACATGAACGACTCGCCGATCTTGAGCGCCTTGAGCGCCAGCAGGAACTCGGCCAGTGGCCTCTCGTCCCGGTCCCCGATGGGGTTCGGGATGTTCTCGATTTTGATGTTGGCTGACATTAGAAGATGTCCCCCTCATCTGTTGCGGTCCCAATGGCTCCAGCCGATGACTGCGGCTTCGCCCGCTCGATGACCTTCTGCAAGCCGGTCGGGCGGCGGGTTCCAGGCGGCGGCGGTGGCGGCTGCGGCTTATCCTCGACGACCGCGGGTACGACCTGCTTCGTCTCGACCACCGTGAGCGCCGGCCCAAGGTCGGTATCTTCCTCCGGGTCCCGCAGCGCCTCGGCGATCTTGGGGTCGAGGATCGGCACGCGCTTCTTGATGCGGTGCAAGGCCGACTTCTGCCACATGCGATCTTCCCACATGCGCCACGGTCCGCTGTCGCCAGAGCGGCTGGACTTGCGGATCAGCTCAGCCTGGTCGCGGTTCAGAGTCTCAACGAATGTACGCTCGCCGACTTTGGCGACCGCGTATGCGCCGATCATCGGACCGCGATCCTTGAACGGGTTGGGGCGGTGCTTGACGTGCTGGCCGTTGTCGTCGTTCCAAACCTCGATCTCGTCTTTCTCGTAGACGGACGAGGCGTAGGCGGTGATGCCGGCCTTGCCGAGCTGCTTGATGATGCCCTCCACCATCGGCATCCACTTGACGACGCGGCGCACGCCCTCGTTGTTGTCGCGCACGTTGAAGCACACGAACGCGCCTTCGCGGCCGTCCGGCATCAGCCCATCGGACGCCGCGCGCGCAATCGCGTTATAGAACGACTGCCGATCGGCGTTGAGCACGTCCGGGGTGTGCTGGATCGCGACGATGGTCGTCTGCGTGAACCGATCGAAGTCAACGTCCGGCGGCAGCAGCGACACGATGGTCGACTGCGAGGCGCGGAGGTACTCCGCGACCTGCGTAACGCCGGGGACGGGTCTGTCAGTGCTCATTGCAAACTCCTACGAATCCAGTGTCCGATCGTACTCGCCGCACACGTCAGTCTTTTTGACTTCCGGCCAGAGCGTGATCGTACGGATCTCCATGCCCTTCGGCGACGGTAGTACCAGCGTCTCAATCCTGGGCGGGTAGCGGGAACAAATCATCTGGAGCTCGCTCGAGACGGCGTTGGTAATCATCCGGCTGTGCCGGCAGGTGCCGCAGGAGCGATCCCAGGTCTTGTTCAGGTCGGTCTTTTCCATTACAACTCACCTTGCAACGTCCGCAGCGCCAGCAGCGCGTACAGGTCGGACCCGTCCACCTTGCCCTTTTTGAGTATGATCTTCTCGGCGTGTCTGAGATAGATCAGCGCGTCGTGCGAGCGGCCGTCGCCGTTCATGCGCGGCAGACCAGACTTGGCGTACGGTCCGCGCGTGTATCCCTCAGCCAGCTTGCGCTTCCTATACTCGGCGTTGTAGTCGCGTTTCTTGGCTTTCGCCCGCGCCTCCGCGTCATACTTGGTGCCCCACGTCCCTTGCTTGAGCCGCCGGGCGTAGGTCGCCTTGAACTTGGCTTTCTGCGCTTCCGACCATTTACCAGCCATTACGCGGCTCTCCTGCTTGGGACGGCCTTTGGCTTTCTGCGCTCGATGAGCGTGTCGAGCCTTGCGCCGTACATCGTCAGTTTTCGACGGCGTTCCAGCATCTGGGCCGGGCGCTTCTTCAACCAGTAGTACAGGCCCGACCGGCACAGTTGGCAGATCGTCAGCTTGGACCGCTTGCTGATCTCGTTCACACAGCCCTCTATCGCGCAGTTCATTCCTTTGCTCCATTTTTGCTGGCCTTTTTGGTGACCTTGAAACTCCGGTACGCCTTCCTGTCGTACGCCTCAATGCGCGCGGCAGCAACCGTCCCGGCAGTAATGGTGATAGCGCCGTCGACCAGCACGCGCGACGCATCGCCAATCAAAAGCAGTAACTTGGCCTTGGCCGCATCCTGGCGGTCGCCCGCGCCTTTCTTCAAGAGCGCCGCGTCCATGTACTCGGTGCACAGCGCCTCGATCTCAAGGTTGCCCTGCGCGTCCAACACCTTCGACGGGTCGCCGTACGAATAGATGTGCGCGATCAGGTCGGCGTCCTGCGGAAACACGGCGGGCGGCACCTTGCCGGCCTTGAGATCCTTCCAGAACTGTTTGGTCCTGGCCTCGAACGCCTTGCCCACATCCGCGTCGTAGTCGCGGACCAGCAGCTTGAACTCGTTGCCGCCGACCAGCACGCCGATGGCCGCCCACTTGCGCTCGATGACGTGCAATTGGGCCTGAACCTGAATCTCGATGTGCGCCGGTGCTTCGCGCTCGCCTTCAACCTCTGGCCACTGGCGCTGGAATTGCAGCCAGTCGACCGTTTTGACTTCAAGGATGCCGGGACCGTTGTTCTCGTACATTTCCTGCAACACGCGGCCCTCGGCGGGTTCCCCCTCCTTGACGCCGACAATTTCGTAATCAAACGACGCACCCATGCCGGTGCCATCCTTTGAGACGTACGCATTCAGCTTGCGTACCTTGATGCCGTAGTCATCCGCCATGGCGCGCGCGACGGCTTCCTCCTGGCGGAGTCCCCACTTAGCGCGCTCACCAGCTTCAAAATCCGTATACGTATCTTTTGCCTTCGAGTGGTGCAGCTCGAACGCGGTCATGTAAGGTGACAGCCCGTGGAGCGCGGCCTGCTCGGTGCTCGACACGTACTTGTGCCTGAGCGTCAGCCACTCGTCACGGGACTTGGGGAAGTGAATTGCCATTTACAGCTCCTAGCTTTGCTGTAGAGTAGCGCCCTCTATCAGACACGTCAACAACTATGATCCATCTCAGACAGTATCAGCAAGAGTGCCTCTTAGCGCTTCGCAATGCCTATCGGGCTGGTGCGCGCGCGCCGCTCCTAGTCGCGCCCACGGGCTCCGGCAAAACGGTTCTATTTTGTGAAGTGGTGCGTGGCCGCATCGCCAAGGGTGGGCGGCCGATGATCATTGCCCACCGCTCCGAACTCATCGACCAGATCGACCGCACACTTCGGGAGTTCGGCATAGTTCCCGGGATAATCGCCGGAGATTACCCCGAATCGCCGCACGCTCCGGTGCAGATCGCCAGCGTGTTCACGCTGGTCAAGCGGCTCGAGCGCACCCCCGCGCCGGACCTGATTGTGGTGGACGAGGCACACCACGCGATCCGAAAAACGACATGGGGTCGCATTTTGACCCACTACGAGAAAGCGTGGCTTTTGGGGGTCACCGCGACGCCTACCAGGCTGTCCGGCGAGGGGCTTAACGATTTGTTCGACCACATGATCTTGGGTCCGAGCGTCCGCGAACTACAAGCTATTGGGGCGCTGTGTCCGGTGTCGCTGTATGCACCACCAGGTCCTGACTTGTCCAACGTGCCCATTCGTATGGGCGATTACGCACAATCGGCGTTGGCAGAGGTTATGTCTGGTGGTACGGTTCTCGGCGACGCCGTCGCCCACTATCGCCGCCACGCGCACCAGCTCCCGGCCGTTGCGTTCTGCGTAAGCGTTGAGCACGCCGCCAAGGTCGCCCAGAAATTCCGCGATGGAGGGTATACAAGTGCCAGTCTCGATGGCTCGCTCAAACAACACTTCCGGCGACAAATCGTCGACGACTTCCGAACCGGACGAGTCCAGGTCCTCACCTCCTGCGACCTCATTGCCGAGGGCTTCGACCTCCCTCGACTCACGGTGGGCATTTTACTACGGGGCACTCAGTCAACTGGCCTCTACTTGCAGTGGTGCGGGCGATGCCTTAGACCGTTTGAAGGAAAGACTCGGGCCGTTATCCTCGATCACGCCGGAAATACACTCCGCCATGGCCTACCTACAGATGATCGAGAATGGTCTCTGGAAAGTGTGCCAGTCGCTGATCGACGAGGGCGTAATGAACGGGTGCCCGGAGTTCGAGTCTGCAACCGATGCTTTGCAGCGAGTCCAGCGGGCCGACCTACGTGCGTCAACTGCGGATTTCTATTCGAAGTCGACCGCCCGCACCGGGAGATCGAAGGTGAACTCGAAGAAGTCACCGAATCCAACAAACGAGATCAAACAAAGCGAACCCCCAACGCCGCCCGAGACCTTGCCGGACTCATCCAGCTAGGCCGGATGCGAGGCTACCGGCAGCCCGAAGCCTGGGCACGCCACGTCTGGTCCGCGCGACAGCGGAAGCTGGCCGAGAAGATGCGAGGGGTTCGACATGGGGAGACAGAAAGCTGACGGCATTCGGCTGCGCCGTGAGCACAAGCTGCTCAACGAACTCAGGGTCAAGCACTCCCGCGGCGCGATCCGGCTCTTTCGGAACACGGTCGGGGCGGGATTTGTTGGGCCGCACTACTGGCACGGGGACGGGACCGTCACGGTCATCCGACCGCAGCGCATCACGTTCGGGCTGTGCCCCGGCAGCTCGGACCTGATCGGCTGGCGGTCCAGGCTCATCACCCAGGCCGATGTCGGCACCCGGATCGCCCAATTTGTTGCGATCGAGGGCAAGACCCCCCAGGGACGGACCACGTTCATGCAGGAGGGGTTCATCGCCCAAGCGGCCGAGGCGGGCGCGATCGCCGGGGTGGTGAGGTCCGAGGACGACTTCCTAGCCCTTCTGCGGGCACCGAAGGCACCCCCTGGTGCTGACAAGGGGGGAAAGCCATGAGCGCCGCCGAGATTCCGACGTTCATGCTGCCGCCGGCGGACGCCTCGCTGGACCCGACCGAGTTCGTTCACCAGAAGCACGGGACGCCGAGCGTGATTTTGCCGTACCGCAGCAGGGACGGTCGGCTGTTGTTCGTGGATGCGGTGTACCCCCGGGACGAGTCGCGGAGCCGCCTGAAGCGCATCACCCTGTCGTGGCGCTGGTCGTCGGACCTGTGGATGTGCGAGGGGCCTCCGGGGCAACGGCCTTTGTTCGGACTCGAAACTTTGGACCGCTTCCCCGAAAGGGCAGTGGTGCTGGTCCAGGGACCGCTGAACGCACAACTCGGTGGCGAGTTGTTTGACCAGAATGCCTGCCTCGGCTGGTCGGACGGGATTTTTCCGTGGGGACGGACGGACTACGAGCCGTTGACGGGACGGCGCGTACTCATCTGGCCGACGCATGGGGACGCGGGGTTGCTCGCGGCGCTCGACATCGGCAAGTACCTGACCACGCTCGGGTGCCAGGTCGCCATTGTCGATACGCAGGGCAAACCGGAGGGTTGGGACCTGATGGCGGCAGTCGGGGACGAGTCGTCCCCGCTCGCGATTAAGACGTGGCTTAAGGAGCACCAGCGTCCGCTCGGGTTCCCCGTAGAACAACCGAAAGACGAGCCGCTGGAACTCGATGATCCGCCTCACGAAAGTCAGGTCGAGCTGTGGGAGATGTTGAAGCTCACGCGGATCGGCAAGGCCGAGCCCTACGCCAACATGGCGAACGCGGGACAAATCCTCGCGCACCTCTACCCCCAGGACACGCTGCACTACGACCCTTTCCTCAACCGCACCCGGATCGTGACGGGACGGGGGGTGGTTAACCTTGCGGATCATGTGGTTGGGGGGATGCAGCGCACGATGCAGCGGCGGTTCGGGATTCCCCGGATGCAGCGCACGTCGGTCATCGACGCGGTGGTGCTGCACGCGCGGCACCATCGGCACAACTCCTTGCAGTTCTGGCTCAACAAATTGATGTGGGATGGCCAGGCCAGGCTCGAGGTCCTCCTCGAGCTGGGTTTTGGGGCAACAAATACCGTCTATCACCGGGCCGTCTCGAGGTGCTTTGTTCTGGGTATGGTCGCGCGCGCCCTGCGCCCCGGCTGTCAGGTGGACACATTGCCGATTTTCGAGGGTCCTCAAGGGGTTGGGAAGTCGATGGCATTGAAAGCCCTTGGCGGCGAGTTCTATGCCGACATCGATTCGACGATGGGGACGAAAGAGTTCTGCGAACAAATCCAGGGGAAATGGCTGGTTGAGCTCAGCGAGCTCTCGGCCATGCGCCGGTCCGAGGTCGAGCGGATCAAGACGGGACTGACGCGGCAGGTCGATGTGTACCGCGAGCCGTTTGCGTTGCTCGCGTCGGATCACCTGCGACAGTGCGTTTTTGCCGGGACGACCAATGCCCACCAATATCTGATGGACGACACGGGTAATCGGCGGTTCTGGCCGGTGACCTGCGGGACGGTGAGCTGGGACTGGATCACAACAAATCGCGAGCAGTTGTTCGCGGAAGCCGTGGCCCAGTTGGGACTGGGCGCAAAATGGTGGGACGTGCCGATACGGGAAGCCGACGAGGCGACCGCCGCGCGCACGTTTGTCGATGCGATAGACGAAAAAGTAGCCGACTATCTCAGCATCCACACCGGGGACGTACGGATAACCGCCATGCTGGACTCTTGGGACGTGCCTATCGGGCAGCGCCACGCGGGAATCCAGAAAAACATCGGGACGGCCTTGCGGACGCGCGGGTATGTCCTGGTCAAGACGCGCACGCACAACTTGTGGCGTCACCACGGGACGGACGGGACGGGACGGGACGACGGGACGGGACGGGACGGGACGACAGTTCTTCCGTTCCGACGTGCGCGCCGACTCGGGGACGGGGACGGCCGGGACCAAACGCCGGACCCGTTCGAGCCGGCGCTTGAGGACCAGCTCCACGAGGGACCAGGCGAGCACGAGCTGGATGTGTGAATTTGTAATTTGTTCCGATCCGGGGCAAAAAAATCCCGCGCGGGTCAGGCGCGGGACAAATCCGGGCGAATCGCCCGGCTAGCGGGGTTTCAATTCACGTCGAACGGCTTGCGCGCCACGCTCGCGTACACGCCCGGCGCGATCTGCGTCCCCTCCGCTTTGATCGCGTCCGCTTCCGCTTCCGTGGTGGCGCATTGCGCTCCAAAGTCGCCACGCTCAAACGCCGCGTGTAGTTCGCGCGGTCCGCCCTTGTAGATCTGCGCCGCGCGCGACTTGCAACGCTCCACTGCCGCGTCGCGCGTCTCATCGTCAAAATGGCAGATGCAGAACTTCGCGGCAGACTCCGCGATTGCCTCGCGCTTCGCCTTGTTGTTGTTGATGAGCATGGCGAGAATCATCATCGTCGCCACGTTTTCGGGATTGTCGGTTTCCACAAACGTTGTATCCATCGGTGCTAAGTCTCCATCGGTTCAAACGATGCCGGTATGGCATCCCTGAGCGCACCCTAGTCGGATGCGCTCAAGGCTACGTTACCCCTGCGATTGCTCTTTGATTGCCTCGCGCATGGCAGCGACTACCGCGCGCGTGTCGCCGCGTTTAGTAGCGTCGCTGACTGCATCCATATCGGGGAGTATCACGGCACCCTCCGCGTCCTGCCCGATTGACGCGACCGCATACTCGCGTGTCGGCGAGCGCACCGAACCGTAGCCGCCATCCGCGACACCGATGCGGCACGCGACCGGATCTAACTCGCGCCACGCGAACAACACGCGGCGCAGAAACATCGGATGGAACGCAAACGCGATTTTTGACAAGTCAAGCGGTTCGCCGAACTGACGCACGGCAACGCTCATGCAATACGTTGACCCTGAGCCGCGCGTCACGTCTAGCGCGTACACGGCAACGTCTACCCCTGCCGCGTCTAGCTCCGCGACTACCTGAGCCAATGCCGCCGCGTAGCACGCGGCTTGCTCTGCGCTGTACCCGCAGTTATAGATGCACGACACGACAAGCACGACGCGTTGAATGGTGCCGCGCTCGCCCGGAACGAGCATACATTCCGGATCACCTGCAACGTACGCGCCGACGACGGGCAGGTAGCCTGCTACGTCTAGTTCAAACGCCGGGCCGTTGTCGCTAGTGACGCCACCGCGCGTGAGCTTCTCAATCTCGCGCACACCCCCAGGCCAACCGAAGCGGAGCTTTTTCATGGCGTCAGCCCATGACCCGCCGGACCATTCCGTTGACGTGCGCTGACTTGAGTTGCCGGAATTTGCAGGCCGATCATTCTTGCGCGTCGGCCGATCCTTGACTGTGCGTAGCAGCGTCGGCCAATCAATTGTTTTGAGTGTACTCATGCGCGCGCTGCCTCTTTGATTTTCTCTACGGTGTCGGTGTCCAGTCCCGCGAACACCGTTGCTGCTTCCGCTTGTTGCAGCGTGAAGCCTGCCGCGAGCATGGCGCAACCTTGCAGAGTAGCGCGGGGCGTGACCAGTACTTTGACGCCGACTTCAATCACGGCGCGGCGGATGGACTGTACGCGGCGGACCCATTCGGCACCTGCCGCGCCTGCCAAGTCACGCTCTAACGTTTCGTCGTACGGCATCTCAACACGTATGAACCGTTGCAGCGTCGCGTTATCCAAGCGATTGCGTCCGACATACTCGGCGGTCGCGCCCGTTCCCCATGTGTTAGCGGATGCGATGCACACAAAGTCTGTATGCCGCGTGACCATTTTGTCCGGGAAAGCCGCGACGCCGGAATCCATCATGCCGTTGAACGAGTTGATTGCCTTAGCGTCGCTCGCATCGAATTCGTCCCACCCGAACACGCCACCAAACTCCCATGCCATGCGTAGCGGCGTCCGTAGCGTTGTTGAATTACCGTTCGGCGACACAAAGCCTATCAATTGGAACGGTGTGCTGACTGCGCCGGTATACGCATACGGCAGGTTCAATGCTTCGGCGATTTGTGCTGCGAGGTGTGACTTGCCTGAACCGGACGGACCGACAAGCATTACGTGTTGCCGGCGTCCGCCCGACGGGCGCATGTTGACGTAGCGCAACACCGGTTCAAACACCGCATGGCGATGTGCGGCGGGCAGTGTGTTGACGGTCGCGCCGTTGCAGGTGATGTCGATTGAGCGCGGCGCGAGCTTCTCAAGTTCCTCGCGCACGACGGCGCGAATGTTTTCCGGATCGGCGGCATTGCCTAGTAGCTCGGCGAGTGCGTCGGCGAGTGTGGCATCGGTGCGCTTGCGTTGTGCGGTAGCCTGCGTGCGCTCGGACGGTGCGGCGACGGCTGGCGTGTTTTGAATATGGCGCGACATTGCGCCGTTCACGTTGTCGGAACATTCGTCGCAGAACGTGTCGTCGTCGTGCGAGCAGGGGCAGTCACACTGACTCTTGAGTTTATCAAAGCACGCTTTGATAACGTTTGAACGCAAGTCGCCACCGACTTTCGCTGGCGAATATATCCGCCCGTGGTCGCCAGTCACGCCGCACGCAGCCGCTATCTTGAATAGCGTCCGGATGTCGCACTGATCCGGCGCGAGTTTGAATGTGTTTGAATGGTTGAACATGGTCGCGATTCCCCGCTAGCTTTGGTTGCGGCTTGCGCCGTGTCGGTGTGTCCGACTTGTCAAGCATAGCAGATACGCGCGCTAGCTCAAGTGCTTGCACACTTGTCAATAGCCGTGGACCCGTGGACCGTCCGTTGACCTAACTCGGCGCACAGTCCACTACATAACCTACTGTTAACCCTCTATATGTGGACCTATTACCCATGTGGAGTGTGTTGTGACTATATATGTGGGGTAGAGGGTATATATGGCCTCTATATAGGTATAGGCAGTAGGGCCCACACCCTCCACACGGTCCACACTTCAGGGGGGTCAAGGGCTTAGCGCGGGGAGGGTCCACGCTCCTAGGGCAGGGTCCACGGGGTATTTGCACCATTTGTTGCCGTGGTCCACGCGGTCCGCCGTGGTCGGCGGCGAATTACAAATCGGTGCCCTGTATGTATGTCCTCCCTCGATGGATATACAGCCTGTATGTTTGTACAACAAATCCCGGGACGGACGGGACGGATCGGCCCCGGGACGCGATGGGGCTGGTGACTGAAACGGGGTAGCACCCCCTGGCCTAGCCCGAAAAAAGCAACAAACAGAGCTTTGCTGTAGGATTAATGGATGGCGTGTCAGGGATGTCGGAGGGCGATGAGTTACGCGTGGAAGTACGCGCGCTCGACGGTGCATCCCAAGCGGATATGTTTTGATTGTTTAAAGAAGCGAGCGTGGGCGAAGGAGAAGCGGAAGGCGCAGCGGAGGGCGACGCGGCCGTGGTTATTTGGTCCGCCGAAGCCGGTAGTTGAGAGTTTGCTGCGGAGGTGCAGCAAGTGTAAGCGGACGAAGCCGCGTGGAAATTTCTACCGGTACTGGTCGACTGAGAAGGGACGGTTTCGGCGGCGATCGTGGTGTTTGGAATGTGAGAAGGGACCGAAGGCGGCGCGGATGGCGCGGCGGAAGTTTTTGGAGAGAGGTTGGTACACTGGCGAGGACGTGCAACGGAAGATCAGTGAGCAGCGTGGGATGTGTGGGATTTGTTTTAAGCCGTTGTTACCGGACTTTCACGTTGACCATATCGTGCCGATTGCGCGTGGTGGGTCGAACACTGCTGGAAACATCCAGGTGGTACATGCGAAGTGCAACTTGAGGAAAGGGGCTAAATTGCAATATTTTCCGAGGGGGGTAATGTGATGAAGAAGTTACCGATCCGAGGGGCTCGGGTGAAGCAGCTTCCAGCCGAGCGGGTTCACAAGCGACGGCGGAGTGACGCGAATGGTGCGGCACTCAAGACCGCGTTTGAGAGGAGAAAAGCGCTATCGTTAGCGGACGGGTTACGTGCTGCTTTCCAATGGGAGGAGACAGCGCAAGGGCTGAAGTATTGGAGTGAGGTAGCGACGCATTTAGAGAAGCTGGCGGGGCTGTTGGAGTGATGGGGCCGACGCCGCTGAGCAAGGTATGCACGCGCTGTGGTTGTTTGAAGGCGCGTGGATTATTTCGGCGGAAGGGAGTGAGGTGGAGTGCGCAGTGTAAGGAGTGTGAGCGGCCGGGGAAGGCGGCGAGGATGGCGAAGCGGCGGTTGAGGATGAAGGGTGGTGGGTCGTACACGGCGGAGGAGATGCAGGGTGTTGCGCGGCGGCAGGAGTGGCTGTGTGCGGTGTGTCGGAAGCACTTATTGGTGGTGGGTTATCACATCGACCACATCGTGCCGCTGGCGAA